ATGCTTAAACCTGTATTACTATCACTACCGTTTGATGTTACGAAAAATGTTTTACCTGCTGTAGTTCCTGCACCGATCTCAACAACTCTCGTTGCTATACCAACCCCTCCTGTGTCTTGTCTCAGGAAGAGTTTACCATCGTATGTGTTTATTGCTAGTTCGCCTAATGGAAGCTGCTCAATAGTTGGTTTTTTACCAGCTACCGCAGATCGCTTAAACTTAATTATGGGATCAGCCATCTATACATTCGGTATTTACCAAAAAATAAGCAGTATCTACTGCTCTGGGTTATTTATAATATTTTAAGAAGCACTATTTTTTCTAGGACGATATACAAACAAATTTTTTGGAGGTTCTGGTTCCATCCATTCAGTAATCTTATTATACTTGCTATGAGAAAAAAAATCTTGAGAGAAATACCACTCTTCCCAAGGGTTGTGAGACTTAGATTGATTACAGTCATGACAACAACAGACTACATTTTTAGTAAAGTCTGTTCCTCCCTTTGATCGAGGTACTACATGATCAATTGTTAGATTTTTTCCAGATCCACAGTAGGCACATTTATATTGCCATCGTTCTTTTATCTTCTGCCTCCACATTCTTTTTGCTTCTTGTGAACTTGTAGTTTCCAAATTAAACAGGTACTGTTGAGGAGAGGATAAAATTTCCATAAATTGTTGCGACTTAAGGTTATTTAGTATTAACCTTTGTACTCTATAATATAAATGCCATTGTGGGACTCAATTAGATGTGTTTGTTTGATAAAATCTTTTTTATCGTAACAATATCTTAGAACTGCATCTCTAGCAGATCTTTCATCTGAATCCAAACCAATGTCGCCAACAAGAACAACTCTTGCTTTTTTAAAGGTTAACTCTAGGTCATGATATGTTCCTTCATAGGACTTATCAGCATCTATATGAACTAGACGATATACATCATCTAACTCAGATAAAGTTTGAGTGTCTTCATTTCTAATTTCAAATTGAACATCATCAGGGACATGAGAAGATAAATTATCTCTCGTGACCACTGTGTAATCCATATTTTTATCATATCCAACAACTTTACTAAGAACTTCTGATCCTAGCATCATTGAATATAAACTATATCCATTTCTTGTTCCTATCTCCAGAATGGTGTCTGGATTATAATACTTTGAAATAGCATAATATAATTCATAACAATTTCCAGAATTAATATAACCCTTATGTTCTATGTCCTTTCTTTCAAAGAATACAGATTCATCAGCAACATCAAAAATAGAATCTGGTTTTAAACTATAAATTTCATCCATTATTTTAATGATAATTCCTTTGAAGTATTTATAGCAACGTTTGCTCTCTGAGAAAAATCAATTCCCTCCATATGATCATACTCGTGTTGAAATACCCTAGCAGATAATCCTTCTAACTTTACTTTATGAACTTTCTTCCCTTCATCCTCATATTTTACTACAACTGATTCTGGTCTTGATACATCTAAGTATACATCTGGATATGATAAACATCCCTCTTCCATAACCACCATATCCTTTGAGTATTTTAAAATCTTAGGATTAAAACACGTTATTGTTTCTTGTGTATCAAGATCTGAGATCATTACAAAAACTCTTTCATTGATTCCAATTTGATTCGCAGACAAACCGATACCATTATAATGGTACATATTTTCGTGCAGAAGATAAGATATTTTTGATCTATCTAAATTATAACTACACTTTTGAACCTTCGTATGAAGTAAAGCATCATAGCAAGGAATCAAAGTTTTTATCATGAGAGAGCACCATTCCAGAAGGTATCTACAGGTGTTTGCATATTTCTTGATATGAAATATAAACCTAAGTTACATACAAACCAGTTTATATTTACAACCCAAGTCTGTCTCCACAAATACTTTCTATTGGTTTGAACAATAAAGTTATTCCTCTCATTCATAGATGTATCAACAGATAAAGGTCTAAATTTTATAACCTGTTCTAAACCTAATGCAATTACAAAACCTATTGCATATATGTAAAATACAAAGTTTAAGAAACTTGATGCTGTTAGTAATAGTGGAATCATAGTTTTACTTTAGTTGTTAGTGTTATATTCTTACTACTATATCACCATCTCCTTCATCTTGATCCTCATCTTCAAGTTCGGATATACGATCCTCTAATGATTGTAATAAAGGATCTTTTATCTCTTCATCTCCAAATTTGACAACCATTAGTTCTTCACCTGGTTCAACACCTGTCATTTCTGGATGAGGAACTTTAGTTACTACTTTAGTTTTTACTGTAGGTGCTGTATAATCTCCAAAAGTAAATGGATTTCCAGTTGATGCTGATCCACCCCAGTTCCAAACCATAATTAAATATCTGACAGTAGAAACTATCAGATATACAAAACCAATTAAATATATAAAACCAGCTATTCCCATTAGATCTAAATTTTTTACTATTTATTAATTAGATCTAGTGTCGCTTTGTGATCCGCATCAAAAATTTCTAATCCTTTATCAGTTAGAACGTGATTGTACATTTTATCAAATACAGATGGTGGCATAGTAACAACATCTGCACCATTTGCAAATGATTGAGAAACACTATTTACATATCGAATTGATGCAGATAATATTCTTGTTCTATGAACTGCTTGAACTCTATACACCTCATCTATATCTTTTATAAGTTCTAATCCTGCAATAGAATTATCATCAAGTCTACCAACAAAAGGAGAAACATATGCTGCTCCTGCTTTTGCTGCGAGTATTGCTTGTGCAACGTCAAAGATTAAAGTTACATTTACTCGAATCAAGTTCTTCATTGATAGTTCTGCACATGCAAGTAAACCATCAGGTGTGCAAGGAACTTTGATCGTTGCAGAGTTTGGAAACTTTGTGGCAAGTCGAATACCTTCTTCAATCATTTCATTTGAATCACCCATCACTTCCATACTTATATCTCTCAATCCAATATCTTCAATCTCTTGATATACTTCTTCTGGATCTCTACCACTTTTCATAATAAGTGTTGGGTTTGTGGTAACTCCATCAATCAATCCTGTTCCATGATACTTTCTAATTAATTCAGTATCAGCAGTGTCTAAAAAGATTTTCATGTTGTTAGTTGTGTTTATCATGTATCTATCAAAAATAAAGAGGGAGGTTGGATTCCTGTGTACCAACAAATAACGGGCATTACTACAGTAAGTAAATACGTCATTGCCTGAGACCCGATTGGTTGATCGGTTCTACCCTTGCGAGCAGCAGCACCACCTGTGTCTCATCACCTTAACCAGCGGTTGCCAGTAAGTTTATTCAGTCACTCCCATGTTGCGTCCAACATTATTAATATAACACACTACTATTTAGTTGTCAAGCGTTTCTCTTAATTTACGAATTGAACCCTTTAAATTATCAAACATCTGTTCTACAGTTGCACCTCTAGGCATACCCATCTGTCTTAATGACTCTCTCATATTCTCTGCAACTAACATCGCATCTTCATCCTTCGATAGTTTACATCTAAAGTACATAAGTTTTTGTTTCTCTAACAACTCTTCAATCAAATCAAGTTGTTCTAACTCATCCTCTTCGTATCCAGTCACAGGAGCAAAAGCTGTATCAATAATACTACTTGTGATTAAGTCTTGAAGTTCTTTGATCTCTTCAAGACTGGCTTGAACCATTTCTGAATCAAAAAACTCACTGCTAGAATCAAACTTCATTTAACTACAATCTCCTTGAGGGTTTGTTTGTATTTTGTAAGGTTAATATTATTTAACAAAAATGGTTTGTATTTGTCAAGTTTCATACTGACGGTTTTCCATACAAAATCATCTAACTTGTCATCAAAGTCTTTTTTGTATCCAAGCATACCATCTAGTATCACTAATGTTTCGGTTGTAATATTTTTCTTTAAATGTTCCTTGATAATAATTGGGTGTTTACCATTCTTACATTCAAATAAAGAGTTAAAATCTTTATTACCACAAAGTTCTGTCATCTCCTGTTTGAAGATGTAATTTAAACTCTGTATCTTTTTCTTCCAGTCGTTATACTTATCTTCGCCTGTTTCTATGATCTCTCCAATCCACATTCTTTGTGGGTCATCACATTGAGAGAATATAGCGGTAAAGTAATCTACAATGTCTTCGTCCTTCTTTTGACGAGACATCTTTTCAAAAAAATATTTGTCTTTTCTCTTATTAAATGATGTGGCGGTTGCATTTGTCTTACCACCATACTTAAAATAGTCAAAGTTATCCTTCGTAAAATGATTCTTGAATGCTAGATAAGTCCTGTAGCAATCAAAACCAGTCATAAGGGCAGTTTTGCTCTTGAGGTACGTTTGAGATAGTTGAGTTCTGTTGCTTCCCATTTCAACTTCTCCTTAAGTGGTTTTGAAATGAGTTTCGGCACGGATTCAACGTCAATGGCATTTTGTTCACAATAATGTACGATAGCATCAATATAACCTAAGTTGTCATCTTTGACAATAGCCTCTATGTCCTGTGCAAACTGTGCTGAACAGAGAAACTTTTCTTTAAGTGCTTTGTTGATGTCACCCATTAACCACCATTCGGTTTTCGATAAAGTTTTTGACATATTTCACCAGTAATTTAATGTAGTCACCTTTGTTTCTTTTATCATAAACCTTAACCTCACCGTTTGGTGTGACCATGATTGTGATAAGTTTTTGGATAGGAATTCCAGTCAGTTCATAATACATACAGGCATATGCAACCTCTTGAACAAAGTATTGTTCAATCCATTCTTCTGGTTTAATCTTCTTCGAGGTCTTAAAATCAATAACAGCGAGTCCGCCCTCATATTCGGCGATACAATCGACTCTTCCTGCCAGACCAAGGTATTCAGAATAAAGTGTGCGTTCTATTGCGTGTATCTTTCCTATCTTGTCCAGACTAGACTTAGCACTGTGAAACATAAACTGAGTCAGTGGTTGGTAATCATTCCAATCTAACTCTTTGTTCTCAAGATAGGCTTGTGCAGCTTCATGAAAGTCCGTACCACGTCGAGTTGCCTCTTTTGTGACACGATCTGCTTCTTCATTCCCGACTCTTTTTCTCCATTCACGAAACACCTCTCGATTATAGAAACTAGTAACAGAGGTGATAGAAGGAACCCACTCATTGCTGGGTAACTTATATAGGCGAAGTCCGTCAGTCTCTTTTTTCTCTAACTCTAAATCACCTAAGTGATTCTCAACTATAAACATTAAAATCCCATAGCCATTTTACGAACATGATATTCTCTTACAAGACCAGAACGAACGAT